ATGTTATTAGTTAATTTTATCCTTTTTATTACACCCGCTCCAAAACTGCGGGGTTCGTCCTTTTCAAACGGCGGATTGCTGCCTGTGACTGCAAAGCGTCGTCTAATATTATCTAGAAACGACATGGCTATTTAATATTAACTAGATATAGTATATAAAGCTTTTGTCATAAATTACTTAAACTAGGTTTATTTAACCGAGAATTGCGTCTTCTAGTGTTAAAAATACCATGTCCAGTGTACCCACTACGTGATGCACTCTGTCTGCGTGTACTATTGTTAGAAACGTTACTAGAACCGAATGTACCACTAGATGGTAACATAGATAATGTAGCATGTATACCCATTGCTGAACTATCACAGTAATCATCATGTTTACCACTAGGTGCTGCTATCTTTTCTGTTTTATTAGCTGCATCCATAGTATATTCTAAATCTATATGTTCTCTAATCCATTTGTTAACACATTTAGCTTGTTCTTTAGGTAAATGCTTTGGATTAGGTACTCTTACTCTTCCTTGTTGTAAATACGATTGATAGTCTCTATACATTTGAGTTTTAGTTCCTCTAGGCCCTCCCGTAAATACAAAACCAATAAAGTGGATAGAATCATCTACACACGCCCTCCTGATGTCTTGTTCGATTGCGCCACCAATTCCAGTAGCATCAATAATAACTTTGTCGGCACCAAGAGCGCGAGCAATATCCATAATACGTTTACGTTGGTATGGAATATCGTGTCCACCAGTTCTAGAAGATATTTCTTCAATGTATACAAGCCTAGCAATATTGTCGGAAGAAGACTTTTCAAGACCCCATGCACTAATAACAGTAGAATTAACAGATTTGCCAATGTCAACAGCAATAGTAATATTACGGCCTCTCTCCCTTCCGTCTTCTCCATCGATTTTAATAAGTTGATAATCATCACAGCACCTTTTTACTTTTTCTGGATTGAAAACGTTCGATACACTTTCTACAAACTCGCATTCATATTCTGTTCTCCAGTGAATAGAATCTTCTCCCCATTCAGTCATCTTATCTAACATTTCTTCTTCGGTGTAAGGAGCAGCGTACGCCTCTCCGGGTTTCACAGCATCTCTCCATGTGTAGTGTAAACGAGTAAATGTTTCTGCATAGTTGTCATCATACAAGTATCTCCACATGTGATTGTCTTTAGATTTAGGAGTTCCTAGATTTATAAACGGTGCTTTGTTAGAAACAATAGCAGGCTCTACATTATCTACGAATAATTTATCATCGATGAGTGGTGACTCATCAACGATTAAAAATGTAGGATGTTGGCCCCGTATAGCTTGCCCCTGATTAGTAGGCGCTAATGGAGCACGTCTCATAATAGTGCCCCCCTTAAGTGTTATATTGGGCTTGTTATGAAAACGATACCCATCTACTAAGCTATCTAAGAATTTATTATCAGCAAAATGTCTATATACATAATTAAATATAAGTGCTGCTTGGTCCTCAGTAGGTGCCAAGATAAATATTAAATCCCTAAAACGGTTAAAAAACATATACACAACCACAGCTACAGACAAAGCAAACGATTTACCACTGCCACGTGGAGCTAAGATTGCTAATTTGCGCTGGTTGCCTTCTTTTGGGTAAGTTAAAGACTTTACAATTATATTTTCTTGTAATGGTCTTAACTTTAATGGTCTTGATTTATTGTCAATTAAATAGGTATGACAAAATGCTCTGACCAATTTGAGCATTTTCTCTTCATCGTGTCTACACTGTTCGAATATACTTTCTAATTTCTTTGTATCGTATGTACCTTTACTACTCAGAGCTGCTTGTAAGCCCTTCGTCTGACTCTTTACTTGGTTTTTTATCATCTAGTGTCTCCAAAAAGGACCCGAAGTCCTCAGTTCGTTGTTCGACTAAGTCTGGTACTTGTATATTCAGTGCTCTAAATTCTGTATGGATATCACGTACTATTTGGTTTCGTTGTCGCAATAACTCTGTTCTAGCGTTAACATCCCGAATACATACAAGAATTTCCGACCACAACAGGTCTTCAAGTGCAAGATTACGTGCCAGAAGGCGGACAAGCTCTTTATGACGTTCATATTCAGCTTCTCCAACCCTCTCGCGTAATCTCGTCTCGTATTCCTCTACGTTCAAAGTCCTTTCCCTTCATCGAGGGCAGACTTGACTTTAGATTTTACAAGACTAGCTAGCTCGTCATCTTTCTCATCCCAAGCTGTAATTAATACATTTCGGACTAAAGAGTCTTTGACGTGCTTTTGTGCCTGTTCGTCAAGCTTTTCAAAAGCTTTCATCTGGGCTTTAGATAGATTCTTATCTAGTAAATCCATTAGTTCAGCTTCGTTATTCTTCAAGTATTTGAAAACTAACTCTTTTACTGCAGGTACGGTGTAAGCTATGTAAGCTCCTAAACCTAATACCAGTGCAGCTAGTGCTGCTAATAATGGTTCATCCATTAAAGCGTCTAACATTCCAGATTCTTCTACAGTTTCTATGATAGCGGTAAGGTTACCCTCACTGGTTTCATTAGTTGCTGTACTATTTGTTGTTTCATTTGCCATATGTTGATATCTCCATATTGGGGGGCTACTCTTGGACACTTGCGTAAGCATTCCTCTGGAGCCTTGGCCCTAGCGAGTCGCCCTTTAATAAATACACATCAGGAGTATATAAAGCTTACCATTTAACTCTATTAGCCCAATAAGCAGCTGACATCTTACCTTTCTTGATATTTTTAGCGTGGCGCGCTTTAAAACTCTTTCTTCTGGCTTTTTGTCTAGCAGATTCACCTTTCTTAGGTTTACCTGCTGTTCTTACTCCTTGTTGACCAAATCTAATTAATTTTGTCTTAGTTCCTTCTTTAGCAACCACTACGTGTGACTTCTTTGGGTGGTTTGGTGTTCTTTTAGGTTTATTATAACCAGAAACACCTGCTCTTGCTAATTTAGGGTCTTTCTTCTTTTTTGGTGCCATTATTTACCTCTTTGCTTTCTTGCTTTAGTTTGTGCTTTCTTAGAAAGTTCACCGTAATGAAAAACTCTTTTAGAAGATTTAGTATGTGTCTTACCAGAGTGTATATGTCCATTAGGCATCTTATGTACACCACCTTTAAACACAGTACCATCTTTCAAATAATGTTTTCGCATTAGTATTTCTTTTTCATGGTTTTCTTTTTCTTCTTTTTATATGCCATTACTTAGACCTCCTTACTGCCTTTTTAATTTTCTTAGAGTACTTTGCTCTACTACCCACCCCACCAGCTTTACGTTTCTTGCGATTCGTTGCTGCTTTCTGGGCTGGTGTTAAACTTTTACGCACATTCTTTGGTAAGTATCTACCACGTTTGGACTTAGGCTTTTTCTCATCGCCTTTGGATACATAGCCCCATTTTTGTTTACCCCATTTCTTTAGGGACTTTTGAGACTTTTTAAGGGCCATTAACGGTACCCTCCACCTGCGGCTTTGTATGCCTTAGCTAACATCTGTGCTTTTCGAGCCGACCATTGACCGGGAGCTCCACCTTTACTACCAGCTTTGATTCTATTGAATAATCTCTTTCTCATAGTTGGTTTGGTGTAGTTACCAGCCTCATTAACTCTTGATTTAGATTTCTTCTTACGAGCTGGGGCTTTACGCCTTGTCGTCTTTTTTCTGGTTGTTTTTTTTCTTGGTGCCATTTTTGACCTCCTTTTTTAGTTCGTCAAACTCTGCTTTGAGCGCTTCAAGCTCTACCTTCATTCTCTTTATTTCAAAGTCGTTCATTTTTTGTTCTCCATCTTATGTTCTTGTTCTTGTGCTTTAGTTTCAATCATTTGGGCTTGTGACTGAGCTTGGTTATTATAATCGATAACAGCTTGTGCTTTTATCTTATAGAACGCAGTTTTCTCAGCTTGTTCTTGTTTCCAAACATCCAAAGCGTCTTTGATAATTAGAAGGGCTGGCCCACCTAATATAGCAATCAAAGTTGTATATCCTTCAATTTGTTCAAGAACTGCAGCGTCTTGCAGACCGTGGAAAATCACATATCCTGCAAACCCTACCCAAAGTAATACTAGAGGCACAGCAATCATAAACATGAAGATGTCGTTGAACGTTACTCCTTCTTTTGCTACGTCTTTATCGTTACTCATTCTTAATTTCTCCTTCTTTATTAATTTCACTTTTGGGATACTCTTCGGGATTATCCGGCGCGCAAATGATGCAACTATCATCATCGCAAGGATGATACCTAATACTGCCATTATCGCTGCTGATATCTCTAGTAGTTTTAACCAAGTCACTCCTCCTCACCTACAAAATCTTCGTATGTGCTATTCTTTATCATTGCTTTCACATCATCCAATTCTGAGATTATTTTCGCTAACATGTTCGTTAATACCAACATCTGGTTGGCTTTCATTCCTCCACCTCTAGATATAACTCGTCTATACTAAACGAAGTTACATACTCGTAAACACCATTTCTTTCCCAGTCGGCAAACAGGTTAACCCATATTATATACCAACCAGTATATGGTTCTGTAAAGTATTCAGGGCCAGACTTAAGAATAAACTCATCTCCTTCCCAGCCAGTTACGTTATAATAAAAATCATTCCACATATATCCATTCCATACTGTTTCATTGTCTTCTACCTTGATATGACCTACGTCGTACCCTATCATAATAGGTAAGGTATCTAAGTCACAATCTGTATCAACATCCACAGTTATATTTAAAGTATTAGGTTCTCTGGAGTAATTACCATACTCTAGACCACCATAAAAGTAAGTTTGATTAGATGCACAGTCATACTCTTCGTATTCACAAGTACCATCATCTTCCTCAGCTCGTTCGTTATAGTTCTCAGCTTCTGGGTCCATGCAACCATATACAGTAGTGTCTTCGTTTGTTTCGTTGCCAGTGTTATTATCTACTGGTCCACCAAGAAACTGACACCTACCATTATCATGAGTAGCTTGTGCGTTATAATTATCTGCATCGGGGTTAGTACATCCATAAATAACAGGAGGAGGGAATACACAAGTGCCATTGTCGAAATCCGCATCGTGTTTGTAATTAATAGCGGTTGGGTCTGTACATCCTCCTTTTGGTTTTCCATCATCTTCTTGTTCTAAAAAATCTCCTAGCACGCTTAGGTCTCCTCCACCACCAAAGAAAGCAAGAATCAAAACAGTTAAAATAGAACCAAGTTTCTTTCCTAACTTAGTTTCACCTAGTTTATCACCTGCCTTACCGATAGTTTCAAATAAACCTTCTTCTTCGTCGTCTGGTTTTCTACCTCCTAATCCTAATGCCTCACGTTCTAAGTCTGAGATTACGGAGATAGCACCATAATCATCGCGCGCCATGTATTATTTTACATGACGCTAGTATATAAAGATTACTCTTCAATCGAACTCTGGGAACTGGTCCTGATTTTCTAATTCTATTTTTAGTTTAGAATCTTTAGAAATATCTGCATAGTTTTCTTTCTTACGTTTTTTGAACTTAGGTTCCCATTTTGGTATCTCTGCATCACATGGGCCACCCTGTGATTTGTGGAATGAGCACCACTTACACAGGTTCTGTGGCTTCTGTTCATACTTCTCTTCATACTCTTGTCTTTCTTTTATACAATCGTGCACATACTTGATTAGGTCCCTAGCCTCATCCAGTTCTGATTGTGTAATCTTAACAAAGAACGTATCATCAAATCGTAAATAGTTTACACCTACGAAGTTTGGCATCTCTCCCATCTCTAGGGTGTATAGGAAAGCATAGATGATAAGTTGTCTATAGTATTCTTCAGGTAAGTATGGACCATACCTTTTTGATGTTTTGTAATCAAGAAGAGTGGTACCACCATCGAAATCGTTGCATACCACGTCGATGACTCCGACGATGGCGTAGTCTTTTGACTTTACCCACTTTTCAGCGTATTTAGGTGCAACAGCATTCCATGCTTGTTGTTTATTGCGGAATATCTTCCACTCCACCATTTCAGTTAGTTTCTTGTTAACACTGTCAACAAAGTTTTGTAATAGTGCCTCTGTCTCTTTGTACATAGCATCCATCTCTTCTTTGGTATGTACTTCCCACAGCCACTTGTGTTTAGCTATCTTTTCTTCCCATCCATCTTCGAACTGACCTTGTACCCATAGTTTCGGGACACCTTTCTCCCATTGTGGTAAAGTTTTAAATTGTTTCTTAAACAAGTCTTCAAGTATCTGATGAACGAGCGTACCCCTGAAAAGGTGTATAGTTTTCTTCTGAGGTAACTTAGCAATGTAATTGTAGTAGAATTCGCGGGGGCACTTGTTATAGGTATTTATTTTTGAGGGACTAAGCCTCATGTGGCTAGGCTTCCATTCAGTCATTATCGCACAACTCCTGACTCTTAGCAATAGGCGCCATTTCGTCACCGGGGTCACTAACAAAGACTTTTACTTGTGTATCTTTCTCAAGCTCTAAGCTCCATGGAGGCACGTACCCTGTATCGCATTCACAGTTATGCATGCCATGTTCACACGTACAAGTTGTCCATACTGTGACCTTGCTGCCTCCAGTCTCCCGCGCGATTTTGAGCAGGATAAGATATCCTATCAAATCATCGAGCGTGTCTTCTGTTGCATCATCGAGCCCGTTGTTTTTGATACGACTGAGCTTGTCATCAATACGTGCACAGATAGCCTGTGCATTATCGAGCTTACTAAAAATATTGTCTGGTTCCAGAGCACTGTCACCATACGCTTTGTTCTTGCTTAAGAGCAAGTCGCGAATCTCATTACAAGTCCACTTAATGTTGTTCTGCGTTCTTTTCGACATGGTATTTCACTAATATTATTTTAACACTCTTGAGTATATAAAGGTTGCCCCTATATCTATATAGAGCATAGATATATAGAGGGAATATTGTTATAACAGTGATTATACTACATTAGCTTAATAGATTCAAAAAATAGCTCGATTTGTTTAAACCCCTGCACGACGTTGTACATGGGTGCCGGGCTGATTTTTTAGACCGGGGGCCTAGTCGCACGGCGCGCGGCATAATCTGAGAGAGAGATAAAAATTTATTAGTTCGACGATAGCCCCGACCGTCACCCTTATATACTCGGTATATACTGTATTGATAGAGGTAACCAATATGAACGAAAAATATTATATCTATAAATTAGCCAGACAACAAGAAAAGACATCATATCATTTTTATGATGTTACAATGGGCGAGGGCGTAAGCTCTAACGCTGTATATTACGGACTAACTCAAGACCCACAATCAAGATTGAGCAAACACCGACCTAAAAAAGGTGCTGATATCAGCTTGACTGTATTGGCTGAATTTGACAACTGCTGGGAAGCTTTAGAACATGAAGCATCTCTAGTAGCTCAACACTACCGTAAGTATAACGGTGAACCTGAGCTTCAAGGTATGGCTAACACAGGCCACAGGAGGAGCTAAGCGAAACCTTTATTAATAGGGTCGCTATGTGTAATACGAGGTAAAAATATGAAACAACTAGAAATGATAAAATGTGAAATATGTGCTGAATCAGAAGCAATATGCTTCTTAGACAATGTAAATGAAAATGGTGAAGTATGCCAAGAATGCTTCGACCATGTATACAATGGACACG